TACAAACAGGATAACTGCAACCACTAATGTATATATCACCATCTGAAACTCTTATATGAGGCGCACAATTGTCTCTAGAATTACCAGCCATTATAACGTGGCATTTATTGAGCATAAAGTATGCTTCATTATTATTGTCATAATTATAAGGCGAGATTTTCTGAGTTGCCACACTTCGTGATGCTAAAACATATCCTATAGCGTTATAACTTAAGTCTGTATCATAGTAAATTGTTGTTCCAGTTCCGTCATCACAAGTAAATAAGATGTGTCCTGCATTTGTGTCAGTTCCACAGCACCAGCATTTAACAGTAGCACCTTGCTCAATTCCAAGCAATTCATCAATACAAGCTGTGCCAATATGAAGAACTGGTTTTCGCACTGGATTTCCAGATTCGTCATTGCATACATAACAATTTGCGTTATAGCAAACATTTGTCAATTCAATTTTATTATCAAGATTACCAGAGGCATCAAATCCCTGAGCTAAGATACGCTGCTGCTCACAAGTATTAGAATTTGTATTTATATCAACACAAGTTACTGTTGTGTCCATGCAATCAACTGTAGCAATTCCAGTAAGTGGATTGAACAAGAACTTGCAGCAATCAGAAATTCCTACATATCCTGCTCCATACTGGTTATCAACTGCTAAAGGAATTGCGTAATTTGTGTCTGTAGCTCTATGAACTATTGAAGTAGTGCCGTCTGCTAGACCTGCAATTGCTTTTAATTCGTTACCTTCGACTGTTCCATACATAGTTTATATTTTCCTTTTCTAATTTTATATGTTTTACTTTTAATAACTGAAACAATAGACTTCAAGACTTGGAGCATTAAAATTATAGTTCTCAACTACATTATAGCTTACTGTTCCACTATAAGGGTCATTGCTAACAACCATGTTTAAGCGAGCTTGCGCGTCTAAAATTCGAGGGTCAAATGGCAAAACGCCAGTTGTGTCTTCTATGACTTCTGTAGCAAATATAGAAATTTCAGGTGAATCGATTAAAGTGCATGATGTAGCAAACGTTGTTGTAAAATCAAATGTGTCTGACACTAGACTACTGTCAAGCGCAGCAGTAGCTCTATATCTTTTGCCATCAGCTGCACATTCATAAACAGTTTCAAAAGCTAAAGACTGGCGTACCGTCCCAGAAAATCTTACAGAATTTGGATAATCAAACTCTGTGGCAACTCTGATAATCGACTTTGGTTTGAATGTAAATGCATTTCTGCTTTGGTCATAGCTTAGTTGCTCAATAAAGTTGTTCCAACAAGCGCAGTTGCACTGCTTGAAAACAGTTGTTCCATTGTAAATGATTTGTCTCAAAGGAGTCCCATTGAATGATGCGTGACCTTCATTGTCTAATGTTTCACTTCCAATAATAATTGCCATATATTTTATTTACGCCATTGTGATAGTTAATACATTGCCACTCAAAGAGAAGCAAGCTTTCTTAACAAAGTCTGTATTTACACAGGTCTTTGTTGCCATATCTGAAATGTCAGCAGATGTCAAAGTTCCTGTACACTTAAGTCCGGGGCAAGTTTTCAAGTCAGCAATGTTGCTGTTGATTGTATTCAAGTCAGATGGAACCAAAGTACCAGTGCAGCTAAGGCCTGGACAAGTTGATAAGTCTGAAACTGTTCCACTCAATGTTGAAAGAGCAGACGCTGATGCAACATTTGTAATCGCAACAACGCCTGAAGTTGCTGGGCAAGCAGTTCCATTTACTGTAATACTCGTTACTGTTCCGACGCAATCAAGGCCAGCTTTTCCCCGCAATGTTGAAATAGCTGAGTCCCAAGCAGAGCAACAAGTCTGATAATCTGTGCAAGCAACCTTTGCATTTATTGCTGTGGTATTTGATGTCTGAAATGCTGTAAAGTCACAACATTGCACTCTGCAAGCCATACAAGCATCATTTGCAGCTGTATACGTGTTATAGTCTGTGCATGTTACACGAGCTTCAATTGCTGTTTGCTGGTTTGTATTACAAGACTTTATATCAACTATATCTTGTTTTACTTGTGTCAAATCAGCTAATCCACTAACCATAGCCTGATTTACAAGTGTATTGTCATCTGGATTTGTGCCAGCTGGAATATAAGAATGCATCTCATAAACCAAAGCGGCAATGTCATCTGTAGGAGCTGTAAAAGGACAATATGTAGTCCAGTGTTCACCTTCGTGCAATTCACCTGCTGCTAAAGCTTTTCTTACGCATTCAATTGACTCAAAATTCTTTATTTTAGGCTCAACAAGATTTACTAATCCTGTGCCTGTTTGAACAAATTCTGTTGCCATGTTAGTTACTAATGTCCTCTCTGTAAACGTAGTTATTTTCACAAAGTATTGCTACTCGTGAACCATTCTGAATTGGCGGATTTGCTGGATTTGTCACATAAGAAGTGTAATCAGCCATTGTATCGAAAACGAATGAACCACTGAACTGTTTCCATTCAAGCTTTCCAGTTGAGTTTACTGTCAAAACTTGGTCTTGTGTGCCGATTGGCAAGTATTTCCAGTTGCAAGATGTTACATCCCAATATTGTAATTGCTGGTCACCTGTTGGAACTTCTGTGTTATATCTCAATTGAAGAGAAGAATCAGCAGCAGTTCTTCCAAAATACAAGAATTTGCCATTTACTGTTGGATTTTCCAACCATTTGTATTCATGAGCTGTAGCATCCCAATACATGATTGCGCCTTCAGTAGTTGGCATATGACCAATCGTATGAATATCGCATCCGTCACTTTGCCAACAAGTCAATTGATGGTCATCCATTGTGGCTGCATGAGTTGTTACTGGCTCTGTCTCATCTTTTGCAATGTAATAATATTCTTTGAGGCCTGTAGTTGGGTCAGTTTCACCGATCTGGTATAATGTTTTGCCAGCCGGAACTGTTGTAGGTGTAGTCAATTCTCTGTCAGAATAATATGTAACATCATCTGTTGTATAAACTTTGACTGTATTAAACTCACCAATACGCAAAACACCACTTTCATCGGCAACAATACCCAAAGAATCAACCGCATCATATTTGTTTATGATAATACCAGAGCGTTCGCCTGTTGCTAATGCTGTATTTTGTCCATCTCTTAAACCAATGAAATCGGCACCAACATAAATGTCTGTCGAATGCTCTTCGTAAGCTGTTCCTTTAACATGCAAGTCACCTGTTATTGTTGTTGTGCCTTTGATATTTACATTGTTGTTGATATTTGTTACGCCATCAACATCCAAAGTGCCGCACATGCAAGTGTTGCAGTCAATCTGAACATTACAATGAAGAGTTGTATTGCCATCAATGTCTAAAGTAGAGCATCCACAAATGGCACAGCTTACATTCAATGTGTCATCAATGCAAGTAGCTCCTTTAATAGTTGCTTCATCTTTTACGCACAAGCATCTGTCGATTGTTGTGTCACGTTTTACGCATAAGTCATTGTCAATTGTTTCATTACAAGTAACGTGAACGTTTGTAACAGTTTCCGTCTTTGTATAATCATCATAGACGTAGTCATTGGCTGTTACAAACTTATCACAGTGGTTAATGTCGCCTCTATCATGATAGTAAGGAATTCCTTTATCGTTAAATGAAGCATTATTCAAACCACCATGAGCTATATCCTGCTGTATTTGCTTTCTTTTAATCATTTTCTATTAGCTCCTATCAATTGAATAGCTGTTATAAACGTCTTGGTTCATCTGCTGGTCCCAAGCAATTGATGACAATGTGAATGAAAGGTCAAATGGAAGCGTTTCTTCTACTGTAAATCCACCATTAACGCTGAGTTTGTAATTTACTGGAATATCCATCGCAATTCCATGAATGTCATGAATGATTTTATCTCCATCGAAGCCCGTAGCTCTGTCAACAACCTCAACGATACTAAAACTGTCGTTGAATATAAGCCACTGACCTTCTTCCAGTGTATAGCTCACACGAGCTCCATTATAACTTGTAAACTCAAATGTCAATCCGGGGTATTCAATAGCATAAGGCATTGGCATAGTCCACTGATGTTGCTGTCCATACAAGTAATACCAAGGTCCTTTCATCGGACTAACTGGAGCCAATCCTGCCAATATGTCTTTAATTCTTCGAGGGTCATCAACATGAACATATTCTGATGTAACAACTAAACTTCCATCAACCAAATCTGGCGTAGCAATTTCAATCTCGTCTCTTCCTTGTTGGTTGTTAATTCCTAATCTGAATGTATACCCATCAAATGAAACCTTATCAACAGCTTCGCATTCATTTCCATCAGAGTCTCTGTAGTCATTGCTATCTTTATGCCATAAATAACCTGTTGCCTGAGAAGTTGTATAGTGCTTTACTTCATTCTCATCGATATAGCACATGTATTTGTCAGCAAAGTTCTTCAAAGCATCATATGAAGAGCCGTAAAAGAAGAGCTGATGATAAGCTGTTTTCTCCTTGATAACGTCCGCTTCAAGAACACCTTGGATAGCAAAACCAAAGTCCATAGAGTTGTCGCCCATTATGATAACTCTGTTCTGTCCTAATGTTCTGTAATGATATGTCGTTCTAACTGTGGAATCAATTGGCAATTCCTGATAAACTTTTGGAATTCCATTTGTTCCGTGCTTGTCATTATTTGCCCAGAAAATCTTTCCGTTTGAATATGTCTTTACATAAGTCTTGTTAGTCAATCCATCGTAATAAATCATATCCAAGTCGTTAATTTCATCAGCTTTATTATACTGAATAATTGGACAAGTTTCTGTATTTATGATTGTAACAGCCCAATACTGACCGTTTTGTTTTCTTACGTTAATTCTGTAATAGCCGCTTGAAACAGCAGGAATTTCAATATAAGAAGGAACTCCAGACTGATATGGGTCAATCTCAACATACTGCTGTGGGTCTGTCTCATCACTGTTGAAAGCAATGTTGTTAGTGAAAAGCTTGTCCATTTTGGCAAGATTGGCTTCCAAATCACTTACAACTGTTTTATTAGCTGTCAAGCGTGGTGTATTTACTGCCTGTCTTGCTGTCAAAATGTCTGTTTCAAAGTCGTTGAGGTTTCTTAAATTGTCAACTGTCAATGTACCAACTGTAGCTGCTGGTGTATTGATTTCATCAACTGACATGTTATCGAAATCTACATTAGTCGCATTGATGTCTGTAGCATGAACTGTTGGAGTTGTTAAACCACCCGGGAAAGAAACAGCTGAACTAACGTTAATCCCATCTGCATTCAAAGTATGTGTGCTTACATTATCAGAAGAAATATCATCTGCACTTACAATTCCTGCATCAACACGAGGAGTTGTTAAATGTCCGGTTTCTTCACTTCCTGAATGAATATCAACAGCATCTAATCTGTTGTCAACGCTTGTATTGAAAGCCTTCAATTCGTTAAACTGACCTTTATTCTTTTGGCAAACAGTAGTATTAAGAGCAGCATTTATACTTTCGAGCTCATTATTGATTGCTGTAATCTGAGAATTTACATTAGCAATAGCTGCTTGTAATTCCGCAGCAACAGATGAAGCTATTAAAGTGCTGTCCGTATTTTGTTTTACTGGCTTTAATCCTTTCATATAAATTTTCCTTTTATTTTATATGTTATAAAACAGAAAAGGCTCCCTATAATTGGGAGCCTTAGAACTTTGTTACATTACTTTTGATTAAGCAGCAACTTCAACTACATTAGCAGCATCTGCGAACAATCCTACACCATTAACTGATGTATTCCAGATTGCATATGTAGCGAACAAGTTTGTAGCAACAACGCTTGTCGGACCACTTACAGATGGTGTGCCTGGCTGAACTGAAATATAGTCATCGATGAGCAATTTGTAAGGTGCATCTTCTTTGCCTTTGTCGTTGTCAACATCAGCATTCATGATTTTGCCTGGCTCATTTCCACCAATACCGTCATCAACATATTCAGCATTTGTGTAAGACCACATTTCGATAGTCTCAGAGTCGAGTACATAGAACTGACCTTTTGGACAATATGGGTCATCAACGATATTCTCGATGAAGTTTGTGCTGAATGAAGCACTCAAATCACCGAAACCAACTGAAGCTTTCTTAGAGCTCTTTGTTGATGTCTGTGTAAAATATGAGTTTGTTGACTCAATTTCATCAGAAAGTGCTGCCCAGTCATCATCATTCAAAACGATAAGGTCAGCTTTTGAACCAGCACGGCGAACTCTCTTAATGAGATTCTTGATTGCTGATTTCTTGCTTTCACCTGAAGCTGCTTTGTAGAACTGACCAGCAAGACGGTCAGAAGCAATTGAACGAGTTACACCATAGAATTTAGCATTGATGTAAGTATTCCAATCTGCGTTGTTTCTTTCACCAACAACAGGAAGCCATCCACCAAGACCAACTGGCATCAATGGATTACCAGAAGCATCGATAGAACCTGCGATAGTTACGATGTCTGTACCAGAAGCACCAGCATAAGGTGTGCCGATTGTTACTGTTACAACATTACCTGTGATTTTAGTTACTGTCAAAACTGTTGCTTCTGAAGTAGCTGCAACTGATGTCTTAAGAGCAAGGCGTGAGCCAACGTCAAACTTGATGATTGCGTCATCTGGGAGTGTGATGTCAACAGTAGTAGCTGGAGATACTGGACCAGCAGCGATAACTGAAGCATTAGCAGCACCAAGAACTGCAATTTCGCCATAACCACGACCGTAGAAAGCAGCAGCCAATGATTTACGCATACCTTCTGTAGCAGCGAAGTGTTTGTTACCAGCGACTTTCATGTAAGCGCCACGTTTTGAAAGTGATGCCTGAATTTCTTTTGCGTTCAACTGATAAACGCTGAACAACTGACCTGGTGTTACAAGGAATTCAACATTCTTTGCCTGATTTGTTGCGTTGTTAAGAGCAACAGTGTAGTCTGAAGATACTGCGCCACCAAAACCATACATTGCGCTGTAAGACTGTGATTTACCTTCAACACGTGTTTTACCAATTTTCTTCAATACTGGAGAGTTACGGAACAAAAGTGACTGAACACCTTCTTTCGCATAGAACTGCTTCAATACCGCCAAAATTGAATCTTCTGTAGTAATAGCCATATATTTTATTTCTCCTCGAGGAATTATTCCTCTTTATGGACCTGGAGGGAATCGGACCCTCTAAAACCGTCTTGCAAGGGCGGCGACTAACCATTCATCATCAAGCCCGTATATATCTTTATATGTCATATGAAAACAGATTGAACAACATATAATCTGTATATATGATTGAAGAAAGAAATTTAAGAGCAGCTAAAAGAAACCATTATTTGTCTATTCCTATTGAGCAAACAAAATACTTTATGGAAGCCCTCAGAGATAGAAAGCACTATTGGATTTATAGAGATGGCCAATGGCAGCCAAGAAAGAGAAAGCCTCAGTCTGAAGAAACTAAGGCTAAAATATCTGAAGCAATGAAAGGCAACCAAAATGCCAAGAAAGATTACTCTCTAGTATCTTCTTCTTCCGGAACTTCAACAGGCTCATCTGGCATGTCTGGTGTTTTATCATCAGGAAGTGGAACTGTTTGAGAATTAAATGGCTCTGGTAACTCAGGATAGTTGCCTAATGGCACGCCTTGCTTTTCTTGTTCTTCATGAGCTTTAATAACTGCATCGTTATAAATAATAGATGCTTTAACAGCAGCGATATAATCTTGTTGTGTTTTAGCTGCTAAGCCTTGATATTCCCAGAGCAATTTTAATGACTCTACATATAGACCGGAAGCTTCTTTTGCTTTCGCTTTATATTCATTATCCTTATCAACTACTTTATTCCATAAGTCATTCTTCTGATTAGCCAATTCATCTTCTTTAGCATTTAATTCATTTATTTGATTTTGATAAGCATCAGCATTTGCTTGATACTGGTCCATCTGCTTGTGCACATTTGTATTTACTGTAACTGCATTATCATGAACTACTTTAAAGTAATATATAAGATTTGGCATTGAAGAATCATTTAACCATGATTTTACATCGCTTATCATTGATGCTTGAGCTTCTGATGGTATGTTACGAGGTCCAGATAAGTCAACATTGGCACTTCGTGAAAAGTCCATTGTAACAGGAGAAGCATAATCATATTCATACTCATATGAAAGAACAAACCTTCCGCCCTTGCCTTCAGAATCAAGGCTTAATCGTGAAAGACGAAGAATGTATTTAAGAGTGTGTCTGTTCATGTCAGCATCATATACATGAACGAAACAAGTCCTAATTACGACATTCTGGTTAGGATAAAGCTGTATCTCTCTTAAGCGAGCTTCCAATGTTCCATAAGGATCAGAAGTTGCCGCATCATAAACATAATGATAGAATTCTTCAGTCTCTTTCCAGTTGTCGTAATTTTCGCTGTTATAGTAATTTCTCCAAGTAGTTTCTTTGAGTGCCAAGTTTGCGTCTCTTGCTTGGTATGCTACAGCTTTGGTTGCTTCATATGTCTGGTATGTAGGCAAATAAATGTCATTGTACCAAGTATTGTAAGCTGTGGTCATTGTTTGCAATTCTGCATAAAGCGCTGAGGCTTCTGCAACAGCCTTTTGCCATTCAGCTACTTTGGCATTGTATTCATCTAATATTGTTTTGTATCTCTCTAAGTCTCCATTCCATTTCTTTATGGCGTTAATTGCATCACTATATAAGTCATAAATCTTTGAATAAAGAAGCTTTCTAAGAGCGTTTATTTTATTATTATAAGAAACAGCATTTTCCCACATTGATTTAACAACATTGCTCATTGATAGGATAGACCCGCTCATTGTTGCCATATTATAATAAAATGTATTGTTATAATTGACTGCTTTCTTTAGCTTTCTATATGTTGCTAAAAGTGCTGTATTTATATCCTTAGTTGTCTGGTTCTTTGCTATCATTCGTCGTCATCTCCACTGGTATCATCATTTATACCTTCACCAACAATGTCAGACCAATCGCCCCAGTTATCATCACCATAGTCATCATCAGATGGGTTAGTAGGGTCATTTTGCCAGCCAGTCTCAAGTTCATCATCTGTAGCATATTGAATAGACGCGTCATCAGCTTCTTGTTTTGCTTCTTCAGCTTTTGCAACTGCGTCGTCGTATTCTTTTATAGCATCAGTGTGTTTATCACTTGCCTTATCATAGTCTTCCTTTGCATCTCTAGCTGCCTGTTGTGCGTCTTGAGCTGCTTTAGATGTTTCATCAACTTCTGTCTTTGCATTATTAACGTCAGTTCCATTTACAATGTCTGATAAAGTTGAAGTTCGTGTATCTTGAGCTCCACTTGAGTTTTCAACTGTATATGTGTATGTTCCATCTCCATTATTTGTAATTGTGACTGCTGAGTTTGGGTCAGCAGTTCCTTGAATTGTAACTGTTTCACCAGGAGCTGGTAATTCACCGTCTTTTGCAGCATTTTGAACGTCAAGAGCTGCTCCATGTCCAGCCAAAGCATTATCATAAGCTTGATTCGCATTAGTAGCTTCATTAACTGCATTTTCAAATTTACCAGATGATTCTTCAAGCTCAGCTTTTGCAGCCTCCAAAGCCGCAAGTGCTTCATCTGCTTCTTCTTGTGCTGTCTTTGCAGCTTCAGCAGCTATTTCAGCTTCATGTGCTTGTGCGCTATTTTCAGCGTATTCTTCTGCAGCTTTGATAGCGTCTTCTTGTACCTGAGACGAAGTTTCATATCCTTTGTTAGTGTCCCATACTTCTTGAGCAGTTTCTTCAGCGCTCTTTGTGGCTTCTTCAATTTGAGCCTCAGTTTCAGCTGTTGCTTCTTGTAATGCTGTGTTTATATCTTCATTAGTAATTATTTCAGTGTTATTCAAAGCTTCCATTAAGTCTTCTATTTCTGATGATGACTCTGAACTAAAATTAGCGTATTCTGCTCTCTCTGTATCATACAAAGCTTTCATTGAATTATAATCAGCAAATGCTTTATTGTATATAGCCTCAATTTGCCCAACAATCTGTATAAGCATATTATAGTTGCTTCTTAGGGCGGCATTTAGGTCATTTAACTGCACTTTTGGAACAGTACTGTTTACCATATCTACTTTGACTTTAGATGAGTGCTGAATATCAAACTTTATATTTACATTTATGCCAAGATAGGTACTGATAAGTTTGGAATATTCTGTAAATAAAGTAATAGATCTCATTATGTCAGCATAATTGTATTCAGTGGAATTCAATTCATTTACTTGTCTCTTCAAGCCTGAAACTATAGCTGCTGAAACATTCTTTGATTTATTATCTTTTACTAAAACCTTTACCATTAAAGAATAAACTCCTCTACAATGCCGTCATTGTTTTGCTGTAATAGTCTAGCGCCTTTTGGGCCGTATTCTTTCAAATTCTCTTGTCCAGGCATTACTGTTGGGTCTGTTTGCGTAATATTAGCAGCTTTAGCACTAAGCCAAGTTCCACTTCCTGTAAAGGCACGGATAGCATATCTAAGAGCATGAGCAGCATCTGGGTGATAACTGTCGTCGTCTATTACAGGCATCAAGTCATCTGTCTCTTCATCTCTTTTATATACTGTATTCTTCAAATCATGGATGAGCATGTTATTGTCTTCTGTCCAATCGTCTGGAACTAATACTTTTCCAGTTCTTAAGAGAGCGCCCATATCTTCAACTGAGGTCATCATGTCATATTTCTTTGCTTTCTCTACAGGCAATCCTAAATTACATAAGTCAACGCAGAACTCTACCATGTTGGTATCTGTTACTATATGAGCTCGTTTATCTGCATCATCTATACCGTATTCTTGAAGGCGTGAGATTGCATTATTATACGCTTTCTGTATTTCTGCCTTGATTACTTCAAGGCCTGTTTTATTGCCTATCCATAAATCATAAACAAAGGCGTGCTTGCCAACTTCATCTACTAAAACACTTACGATTGCGTTATTATCAGTGCCACCCCAGTCAATGCCTATATAAGCAGACGTTGGATGAAATATGATATGCCCTAATTGATTGGCGTCAATTTCTATTTTATTAGCCAATATGTCAGAGAGCTTGTATACTTTGTACCCTTTCCATACAACAGCATTTGTATCATAAGCTTCCATATTGCCGAAATATTCCCTCTGTATAAATGGGTCATCTGTTGTCAAACTTTTCTCTTCGCATACTCTGTCGATAAAAGCTCTAAAGTCGGGAATGAATGGATTTACTTCAGCAGTCCAATGATATTTCCTAATCTTACTGTTCCATAGTCTGGTAGCGTAATTCTTTACTCTTGGAGGTGTTCCTGTAAACATCATTTGGCTGCCTGCAAAGTCGGCAGTAGCAGGTGTCAATACTTCATCAATCAAATACTGTCCATTCTTAATATGACCAACCTCATCAACAATAACTAGTTTATACTTATAGCCACGATATTTATCAATAGCTGCTATATCATTAACGCCACCAAACTTAATAGAGCTGCCATTTGTGAATTCAATCTCACCTTCACTCTTACTGCTTCTTTTAATTGGCAATTCCAGCCTTCCAGCAACTTCAATAGCCAAATCGAACAACTGGTTTATAGCGTTTGCAAATGTCTTATTTAAATATAAACAAGGCGTATTTGGCGTCAAACATGCTTTCATTAGTTTACGTGCATTCAATTCTGTTTTACCAGCACGGCGAGAGCATATTACTATAATCTTTTGGTCTATATCATTGTCATAAACTTCTTGCTGTTCTTTATATAGTGTCTGTCTTATCTGGTATACGGCGAAATCTATTTGCTCTTTCTTAGTTTTCTGAGCTTGTGTGCCTAATCTGTCTAATATATCTTGTGTGAATAATGTTGAAGCGAGCATTTGGCCACATCTTCCATTTGGGTCAGTTAATGCGTCTTCCATTACATTCTTAATAAATAATTTATACCATGGTGTTGG